TACTCCTAATTTCACTATTGTTTTGAGTGGTGCTTTTTTTAAGTCGCTTATAAGAGATGGTTTGACAAATTCATTGACACCTGTTGCTTTTGCTACTTTTTGTACTACTGGATTTTTAATTACTTTTGAATTTCCTGCACTTTTCATAGATTTACTAAAAGATGGCTTGAACGATTCTTTTTCCGGAAATTGACTCTTGACCATAACCACTATGATACAACTTACGACGATCATGATCATACTATTTTGGCTAAATTGATAAGTAATATAGCAAGTAATAATAAATAGAAATACATACAAATAATGTATTGGGAGATCGCTATTTACTAAATATACACATACTAGTAGGATACAAACATATAATAAAATAGGACGATGAGTAAGACGATTCAAATAAAATAAAGCCATGGTGTATTACAATAGTATTATATTATACTCTTCGAAAAATATGATGTTGTTTCTTATATTGTTCTAGACGTTTCAGAGGATGAATCCGATGTATATTCCGGAGAACTTTCTTTACTATATATTTCTAACACTTCTTTTACGACCTCCTCTCTTTGTATATCATCCTTTTCAAATTCAAAACTCGTGATGCTATTAGAATGTTTGAATTTAAATCTATTCAAAAAATCCTCTAGTCCGTTCACATATTCCGGTTTATCGTACTGGTCTAAATCCCCTGTAATGATCAATCGACTATTTTCACCCAGTCTGGTTAGTAACATTTTCATCTGGGATATAGTAGAATTCTGCATTTCATCCGCTACAATCCACGCATTCTTAAATGTTCGTCCCCTCATAAATCCAAGTGGCGCTATTTCTATTATTTTTTCCGTCATGAGGGTCTCTACTTCTTTCACTGTGAAAAAATTATACAGTATATCATAAATCGGTCTTACCCAAGGTGCCATTTTATCTTCTAATGTACCTGGCAAATATCCAATATCTTCATCTACAGTAACAGATGGTCTTGTAAAAATCAGTTTCTCATACGATTCCGATAAAAAATATCGTATTCCGTATTCGGTTGCGAATAATGTTTTACCTGTTCCTGCCGGTCCAACTGCTACTACAATCTTTTTACTTTTGTTTCGCAATATACTGGAATATATTTCTTGGCTTTTATTTTTAGGTTCCGTAAATTTATGATCAAACGAAGACCGCTCTTTCGCAGATAAATGATGAAAATTATTGATCATGGATTCGTTACCATAATACTTAGTATATTCGTCCCTTGCATAAACTTCGTCTTGAATACACGCACTAATGAACTTTTTATTTTGCTTTTTTGGCTTATTGTGTTGCTTTTTGCTCTGTTTCGTCTTAATTGTTCCAAGTTCAGAAATTAGTTCAGACGGGAGTACGCTCATGCAGTTACTACTAGTATTCATTTATTTATACAAACAGATTAAATTTTAGAAGAACATGATTTTGATTTAGTCATCCTATAGAACCTTATTTCTATTCAACTATCCGTGCAATTCGCACATCATGTTGCATTCCTAAATAAAACGTTCTATTTATTTCCATGAAAATACATCCCATGTTTTTTTTTCTACGGTATTATATATTCACATGCCCCCTAGTAAATCTCGTAGACAAACATACCGAAAAGTGGGTAAAAAATCAATGTGTCAAGGAGTACGCATAAAGCCGAATAAATGTAAAAAAATTAGACATTGTACTGTAGCAAAAGGTACAAAACGATCATACTGTAGAAAGAAAAAAGCAGTTCGATACTCGAAAAGAGTTAGTATTAGTCTATAAACTCTGATACTATGTGTAACCTGGTTATACATAGTAGGATATTCAGGATACTTCCGGGTCCTCATTGAAATAGTTATATAGTAAGTTTTCCGGATTGTAATTTTTCACTTCCCCAGGTATTAATTTAGCAGACTCGTATAATTTTCGGAGAACATCATTGGGTGTTGTTGTTCCTACTTTTATCAAGCCTTGCTTTAATAAATATTGTTTCACGTCTTTCATAGACGATTGTTTCAAGTCGATACATTTTAAATTGGTATTATTTCGTATTGTTTTATTCGAGACCAATACCGATACATGTGGATATTTTTTTGATTTTCCCACATGAAAAGTCCTTCGTAAAATTCGTCTTTGTTTCTTGCAAGGTTTATGGATTACAGGATTTATGGTATTATTTAATGTTTCCCATTGTGACTGTTTGCTGAATTCTACTATACGGTCATTTAGTTTTTCTTCGTATTGTTTCATGGATTCGGATGGACATAACTCTGTTACTGTTTTTCGTAATGGTTGTATTGTATTCGTAGGTAATATTTTTTGAGTATTGTTTTTCCACATTTTATAGGTTGGTAATTTTCCGTTTTTCAAACAACCATATGGTTTGGGTGGATAAATCACTACAGGAGGCTCTGTGTTATTCAACATGGGGAGTTTATCTAATGTTATCATGGGAGCTATAGTGGACGGCACAACATTTGATTTTGGTGTGTCTGGGGTTCTCATCGGTATTACATTTCGTATAGTTTGATTTTTCACTCTTTTCAATTTCGTCTTGTTGTTATGATTCTCACTCGGCTGTTTTTCGTTCAATTTCGACAAAAACTGCATCGATTGTTCAAATTCCGTTTTTGGTGGTACCGTATCCTGCGTGATCATTGGAATTGGTTCCTTCGGTTTCATCGTTTGTTGATGATTGCGTATCATTTTTAACAAACTTTTCTTGAGTGTCGATGTATTGGCCGATTTTTCAGACGATTTCACTTTTATGGGTTTCTGATTATCGTGCTTGGGTTTTCGATTTTTTCGAGTAGTTCCACCTTTTTTGGTATCCAATTTAAATAGTTCCGGATTTATATGTATCGTTTTCTTATCACTTGTATCGGTCATTTAATGAACACTCAGAAATTATATATATAAACCAAACATGTTTTCTGGTGATTTGGACTTCTTGTTGGATTGGAAAAAATCAAAACCTCCGTCCATATCTTCCTTGGTTATTAGTTTTTTCAAGGAACTGTCTTTACCATATACTCTATGTGCATGATGGACTTTTACATAATGAAATAATATTTCCATATCTCGTCCATTGTATAAAAAGTGTTCTTTTTTACCGCTAAACCACCCTAAATTGATTTCATCGGTATGTTTCCACTGATTTTCTTTCACAAATTTCAAAAATATTCTCATTAATTCATCTGCAGAATAAGGTTCCATATCAAAACGCCATACAAATCGACTTTTCAGTCCTGAATTTAATTTGAAAAATGTGTTTTCTAATTCGTTTTCATATCCTGCAATAATCATCATAAAATTGTTTCTATTATCACTTAAACATTCACATATCGTATCTACGCATTCTTTTGAATACGATTCATCAATAGAGAATGAATAAGCTTCGTCCAAAAATAACACCCCTCCTATACATTCCTCGATTACTTTTTTGGTTTTTATGGCAGTTTGACCTAAATATCCCGCCACTAAATCCGCTCGGGTTACCTTTTTGAAAATGTTTTTCTTCAAAATCCCTAGTTTCGAATACATCTTCCCGATGATTTTTGCCATTTCTGTTTTGCCTGTACCAGGCGGTCCCGTGATAATCATATGTTTATAATCATGATGAGAATCGTCGAATTTTTGAATAAAATATAATAATTGTCTCAATATCGACTTTTTAAAATGTTCATTTCCAATGATGTTATGGAACTGTTCTAATTCAGGTCGTATTTTTTCCAGTGCTTTTAAATCAATATTGTATTCTGTATTTTCTACATAGGGATTGGATTGTAACATAGTTAGAATATCGCCTATGGAATTCAACGAAACATCTATACAGCAATAGGATGGCTTTTCGATTTTCCATTCATCCAATGAATGGAAATTCAAAATTTCGTGCTGCGATTGCCACAATAAATACGGATTATTGGCCGATACATCGATTGGTTCATAATAATGATAAAAATTGTGATAATAATATTTTTGGGTGATATCAAAAATTTGAATGGAATCTAATATAGTACTATTTTTACGATGCTGATATCCATCTAAACAACGTACAAATTGCTGGAAAGGGTTGGTTTTCGATTCCATGATTACAACGATTCTCTTATTCGATAATTTAGGAGTTCCTTTTAATTCCCTTCGTTTTACAACATTTTATTATGGTGTTGACCAAGTATTTTTATGGAATTATTATATATGACACAAACACATAAAAATAGAAATACTACTCATAATAAAACTAAAAAAAGAGTGTTCGGTAAAAAAGATTATTCATCAGGTGATGGAATGCTTACTAGTGTTTGGGGTAATTCTCAATGGCATTTTCTTCATACTATGAGCTTTAACTATCCAGTACATCCTACAGATGATGATAAAAAGCATTACAGAGATTATGTATTAAATCTTCGTTATGTGTTACCGTGTAAGTATTGTAGAATTAATTTAACCAATAATTTGAAACAAAAACCATTATTATTATGTCATATGAAAAATAGAAATACATTTTCTCGTTATATTTATGAACTACATGAATTAGTGAATAAAATGTTGAAAAAAAAGTCCAATTTAACCTATTGTGATGTTCGAGAACGGTATGAACATTTTCGATCCAGGTGTACGGAAGAAAAACCGAAAATATTTACCTTTAAAAAGGCTATAACCAAAAAGAAAAAAGAAAAGGGATGTACAGAACCATTGTATGGGAATAAATCCAAATGTGTCATTAATATAGTTCCTCAAGAAGATAAAACAGCTACCTTTCAAATGGATGAAAAATGCATTAAAACCCGTGAATAATTTTTTCTGATCCTTGATTGAAAATTTAAAAGATAGTAATCTAGACAAACGAGGTGAAAAAATTCGTGTATATAATCTTTAGGAATTTCAATATCATTTTATAGTATATAGATCTATAGAATGATATCGAAAGAAAGTACTATTCCATTTTGGGGTGACGATCCGAATATATTACTTAGTTTTGACCACATCAATGAATTATACCCAACCAATACTATGGAATCCTCTCAAAAGTTAAATGCTATCACCCGCGCCGTTCTTTTATTGTCTATTGTGGGTAGTTTCTTAACCAATCCTTTCCGATTATGGGTTATTGCCGCATTGACTTTAGCTGCTATCTGGTATCTGCATTATTACCATTCTACTACAAAACATGTACATTTTAACGAAGAATCTTTCACCAATAAAAGCGATATTCAAAACGCATTAGATCGTCGAGAACTACCACAAGATTTGTTTTCGACCCCTCAATCGAACAATCCTTTCGGCAATGTACTTATTACCGATTATGACAACGCTTCTGAAAAGAAACCTGCTCCTCCTTCTTATAACTCCCGTATTAATAACAAAATTATAGAACAAACCAAGCAGTCTATATTAGATAACAATCCGGAGCAACCTCATATCACCAATAAATTATTTACCGGATTAGACGACGATTTAGCGTTTGAACAGTCTATGCGACCTTTTTACTCTACTCCTAATACCACTATACCTAACGACCAAAACGCATTTGCTGAATTTTGTTACGGTAGTATGGTATCCTGTAAAGAAGGTAATGCTTTTGCATGTGCTAGAAATATGGCCAGACATACGCATGTTTAGGAAAAAATGTATTTATTGTATTATACAAATATTTTCGTATTGTATACTAAGATGATTTCACCATCCCTTGATTATACGTTTCATAATATGGGCCGAATTGGTTCTGAAGTATCTGACCAATCTCAAAAAACCTTGCAAAATGCAAATTACTTAAATACTGTTCTGACCAATCATTTCGCTGGCAACGTCTCTGATTCTTACATTTCCTTTGCTACTTCTCATCCAGGTATTCTAGTCAATGGTATCCATGGAGGGTCCGGATTACATGGTGCCGCGGTTGATCACGAGTCGAGTTTATTTATGAAAGTAGGACAAGAACGACCCCTTGAAAAACTAGCTTTACAAGAAAGACCTTTTCTCACTGTTCCTTATTTAGGAAGAGGTTCCGTTGATCCTACATTAGAATCTCAATTACTACAAGGCGAATCCATTCGTGGGAAAAAAAGTGTCAATACCGTTATGGAGATGAACTTTAGCAATATTGCCGAATATCCTTTGGATGACAAGAAAAAAGCAAAAGCCAATACCATTGAGGATATGGTTTTCCATGGATGGACAAGAGGTGGTCTTGCTACCCGAGAAGATAGTGAACAATACTTTAGCCAAAAGTCCAAACCATCGGATTTGAGTTTTTAATTTTCGTTCATTTTTATATATAGGTATTATATACACATGGATCTATCAAAGAGTTCGCATTCGCAACATAATTTAGAAGACCTTAAGCAAAACTCATCCTCACAAAATGAGCAACAAAGTGGAGGTTTTGGTTTGAAAAAACATACAGGAGGTGCCAAATTATCATCTGCTACATATGGTGGACGTAGAAGAAGAAAGTCCAGAAAATCCAGAGGTTCTAGAAAATCCAAATCTAGAAAATCCAGAAGATCCAGACGATAAATAACTTAAATACATACATTTATATTATAGTATTCACCCTACTATACTATAAACTCATGGAACCAAACTTTATCGACTATTTTAAATCCTTACCGTCTTATTTGATGTACACCAATAACAGCGAATATCGTAATATACTCCGTGTGATATTCCAAATGGATACTTCCATACTCTGTGCTTATGCCGACTTAGATGCATCCGAGATCAATCACGAAGATTTAGACGAAGAATCGAGAGATGAAATGCAATTTGATATGGAGAAAGTGAATTCGAATTTGAATGCTTTGTACGAATGTACCAAACAAGAATATGTGTTTGAAGAATTATATAAATCTGCCGCTGGAAAAATGTTTTCGACTGATCCGCTTATTGGACAAGCGGTGTTATGTTCTTACGATTATTTCATGTTATATCATAGTTGTTTGTGGTTTTATTTTCATCCTGGACCAAGTGGAATTCGTGAATGTGCAGAATATAAACAATTGATTCAGAAGCTGAATAGTTAATATATACCATATATTATATAAAATTGTATGGCTTCTACTCGAAATAAAAATACTCCCGGTAATTATTCTTTAGAACAAAATCAGCATCGACGATTCTATGAAGAAGTGATGTATCGGAATTCTTCCACAGGAGCTGCTTATCAACTTTACTTTCCAGGCGACGGTTTGTTAATGGGAAAAATGAAATCACGTGATTTGGCAAGTAATTCTACAGATATTGAATCTACTTTGTTTGGGATCGGATCTACTAATTTAGAATCCCCACTTCCGACAATCACCCCCGATATTCATACATTCAAGAACTTGAATATGATCCATAAAACACCTATGATTTTACCAGCGCCATTTATGTACGATACAAACAATCGCCCGATGTATTTAAACTGATTGTTGATTTTTTCTTGTCGTATTAGTAGTGGTTATTTTGGGTACTACTCTTAGTGTTTTTCTTGTATGACGTTTTTCTTTATCTGTAACAGGAGTATTCAAAATTAGTTGTATTTCATCTGGTTCGAGTGTTGGTTCAGGTTGTTTTTCTATTTCTTGTTTTAATTCTTCTACGATTTCTTGAACTTCTGGATGGACTTGTGTTGCTTCCGTCGTAGGCTTTTCCTCTAACACCATTTTTTGTTTTTCGTCATTCAAAATGGCATTCAATTGTTCATTTACATCATTTATATTATTGTTTATCGGAGGAAGTTCATAACATGGTTCTATCGAGGTTTGTGCTCTGTCTGATAAAATTTTGTACGTTTCTCCATTTATTTCAACCGGTAATTTTAATAAAAAGTATATATATTTCATATTTTTTATATGTATTAATTATTTATATTTAATATATATTTTTCACAAACTAAAATGTCATTTTGATAGAATAATTTTCTTTTCGCATTCCTTTACAAGCATTTACTGATAACTCCTCTCTTTTTTTCCTTGTTTTCGTACAATCATTTTCAATCGGTTGTTTGCGTTTCACGGTATTTAATCGGTTGCTCATATCTTTTTCAATTGAATCGAAATTCTGGATTATATATTCTAGCACTTTATTGACTATCGCCCACTTGAAAAAATGTAATTGGCCGATTGTTGTCTCTATACTGGTATTGTCTTTGTAAGGTACCAATATTCGTTTCTTGCGGCAATATGGATCGAACATTTGTTTCGAATAACTATCTTCGGTCAGCTTGTAGTTCGTCCAGACAAAAAACCGTTTTGATGAATCGTTATCTGTGGATAGTTCATATGTTGTAAAATACTGTTTTGCATAGTTTGTTACAAACCAATTGACTAAGCGTATTGACAGCTTTTTAGAATTGTGTGCTATTACGTATTCTCGATTTATGATTTGCTTTAGCATTTCAAGATATTCTTGATTTTTGTAAAACTCTAGTAATGTTTTCAAAAGCCATTCTTTTTGAGTATACATTTATTACTTAGTTTAGTATTTTGTTTAAGTATTTTTATCATGATTATATTTACGTTCATCATAAAAAATAAATAAATCATTCTTGTTTTATTTTTTAAAAGTTAATATGGTTAATCAAATAGTGTATCTAAATCGAAACTTACGTAAGGAGATCTTAGAGATGACTGGAATGATGTCCAATTATTTCTTCTCATAGTTACATTTGGAGGTGGTAGTAATTTCTTTAATTCATAATCGTTATCATATTTTTGTTTATAAATATTTAATTCGTCAAATACATGGTTGTCATGAACTTCAAATAATGTATACTTTTCGCGACATAATGCGCAACATGGTGATTTTGATTTTTCGATACATGTATCTAAGTATTTCATGACGCAACCAGAGCAGTACTTATGATTGCAATTGGTTACAAGTACCGTTTCATATGTAATGGCATCGAAGCAAATTGGACATTCGCACGATTCATCGTCATGAGAGTTGCGGTACTTATCTAGTACATAAATGCTTATATCTTTTAGTGTATTTTGGCTGTTGTTTTTTTCGTTGTTTTCGTAATAATAATTATTATCATCAAGATAGTGATTAGGAATCTCATCATCATTACTTAAATCGTTTAAGGTTAATAATTCAAAATTATAATTTAAGTCAGGGACATCCCAATTCAGGTTGTCACTTACCTCATACTGTTCTTCAAATCCAGATAATTCGAAGAAGTCTGGCGTACTGGTATCGTTGATTGTTGCGTTGGTATTATTGTTCATCTTTCTTGTTTTATTAATGAGTACATACATCCTGAAAAAATGATCAATTTTTTAAAGTTTTTTTTGGGATCGTACGTTAAATATATTTAATTTTTCATTTTCTTCTCTTAATAAGAGATTTTCCTTAATAAGTTCTTCGTTATTCATTCTGAATCCTCCTAAACCTTTCAATACATCGGCTTTATTGCAAAATGCGAGTTCTTACCTGAGTATTTCGCCGAAACGAGTGATGGAATGTTGTCAAACACTGTATCAAGAAGGGTATATAACCTATATGAGAACAGATAGTACTCACTATTCGAAAGAATTCTTAACTCAAATGAAAGAATTCTTGATATCAAAATACGGCGAGAGTTTCGTTACGAAGAAGTTTAAGTACGAGAACGACGACGAACATTCGTTTTTCTAAATAAATATAAGTTGTTTTCAGTTTAATTTGTAACATATTATATAATCTTATAACATATTTCAAAATTGACCTTTATATAAAGGACTAAAATACTATAAAAGTGACCTTTAATTTGAGTACGCAATACCTGCCATGCCGCTCATGACACGTAAGACGTTGTAAGATAGAGCATAGACTCTAACCTTGGCAGTCTTAGTACCTGATACAGCTCCGGATGATAAAACAAGCTGTAGAACAGCGTTATCAATACGCGAAAAGTTGCACGAACCTGAGGGTTGGTGTTCTTCAGGTCTTAGTGCAAAAGAATACACGTTAATACCAGTATCAGGTGCTCTTGTGTGGTGTTGGTAAGGTTGAACTACATCAAAGTATGATCCTTCACGTTCAGAGAATCTATCTTGGCCGTTTAATTGCAACTTAGCAGTGACCACTGGATTCTCACCCCAGCAATGCATGTCAAGGGCTGTTTCAGCAAGAACGAATGTACCTGCATCAGAAACAGTAGATCCAACATTTTGAGATGCACCAAATGGAGCAGAATTGGACCATCTGTCACCAGCTCCTGATCCCATGGTTGGATCAACTCCACCACCCATTTGGAATAAGCCGTCCTTAATAAACGCCTCAGTTCCTGAAGTTGCGTCTGGTGATCCGAATGCATGTACTGCATTAGGAAGAGCATCAATTGCATCTGTGTAGTTGAATGGTTGGGCTCCAAGAGTCTTGTATAGAGTCTCACCACCTTCTAGAGAACTGCAGTAGTCAACGTTTCCATCTGGTTGTACAACCCAGATTAATTCCTTGCAAGGATGATTGAAGTTCAACTTAATCTTATTGGAAGAGGATCCAACTGATTCATCACCAGTGAATTGAAGTTGTTCAATCAAGTACTCATGAGGATTTTGGGCCATCTTTCTGCGTTCATCAGTATCCAAGAAAATATAGTCAATGTAAAGAGATGCAGCAACAAGGGATTGTTGGTACGCTTGTGATACTTGTTGAGATCCAGATGATGCATATAGAGACTTAACAGCCCATAAACATTCACCAATTGGTCTTAAATCAAGGTTAATCTTCACTTCGTGATATTGAAGAGCAATCAATGGCAATGCAAGACCAGGGTTCTTGCAAAACCAGAATTGAAGAGGAACATATAATGTGGTCTCTGGTAGTGTATTACGAGGAGCACAAACCTGGGCTGGGCCGCCAGATGAGGCACATGGACCTGCAACATCAGCGAATGCTGGATCTGTGATGTAGGTCAATTGGGTTGTATGTCCAATCATCTTCCAGTATCCCTTTTGTTGTTCACTTGACATGGTGAGTTGATTCCAAATGTGCATCCAGTCACCGTATTGTCTATCAATTCTTTGGCCACCAATTTCAACCTCAACTTGAGAAATGAGTTGTTCACCAATATAGTCCAACCAACGGGCATATACATCATCGGTAGATGAACCAGTAACATCTTGGTTAATTTCAGGTAATGTAACCTGTAAGTATACACGGTATGCAAGGTCACCATTTCTGGACATAACAGCACTGACTCTTCGTCCAAAGTCAGCTTGTCCTTGGAAAGTCTGTTCGATACTTTCCATAGCAAAGTTGGTGTGTCTTCTGTAAGACACTTTCCAGTAAGTAATTTCGGGTGTTCCGGTTAAGAACAAGTCTTGTGCGCCGTAGGCTACGATTTGCATGAGTGCTCCTGCCATTTTTTGCTTAATATATTATTCCTAAACATTTTATTTTTGGACAATTTCACCAATTAATTACATTTCCTCTACATAAACACTACATCAATATAATTATTTTATTTTTCATATATTCTACATAAACT